ATTGTATCGAAACATTTTCTAGCATTGAATTCTTTGCTATAAGTTCTAGTTAGTGTATATAATTCAATTTCATTAGGTGAAAAATCATATGTACATTGTTGTGATATTCTCATTACTCTATATAATGTTGACAAGGATGCTGCTGAACCTGAGTATGTTACATTATCAATTTCTAAATAATGTTTTAATTTAGTACCTGTATCGTTAATAGTATGGGAAATAATCTTATGAATATTTTTAGGCTGCTTACCTTCTAAATTCCATCTATTAGTATCACTTACCGTGTAATCTTTAGCAATACCTTCTTCTGATACTAAATAATATCCTGTTAAATCATTCACTAAATGAATCCACTCATTAGCATATGGACTACTCGCGCCATGCGCCCCACCATTACTATTCCTTCCATTGTAAGCACTACTTGTTCTATCAAAATCTTCTATTTCAATAATTGCTCTATTTACAGAACTACTAATACTACTTTTAATTGATACCGACGAATCAGTTCCTGATGAATTATGAGTTAAAGCATCTAAATCTCTAATAGTTACATTTGCCGCGTTAGTTCTTAATGCAGGCTTGAAGAATATTTCAGGATTATTAACAAGGTCTTCTCTGTGCATTTGTGTACGAGAATATGTTCCAGAAGTATGCGGCGCAATAGCATCTGCACCCAATGGTACGAATAAAGTTTTTCTTTGAGGACTATTTCCTGCCCATTCAATAATATCAGAAAGATTAGCAAAAGGATTGTAGGTGGTGGCACTTCCCCATAATACTCCACTAGTATGACCAACGAAATCAAGACCTATACTTATACATGGGGAGGCTCTTGCTTTAGCAACACCGGAGGTATTTTGGTCATTAGTAATATTAACTTGTCCTAGATGTATAGTGGGCATAGTCATACCTTCTTTTACAACTCTTGTATGGGAATCTGCCTGTGAATTATCAGTACCATATACACCTGACGGACCTTCTGCATAATCAAAAGGTATCACTTCTGTTTTTTTACTACCTATAATACCTATCATATCACAGTATAAGTAAAATATACCTGAACCAATATTTTGATTGGAGCCACCGCCTGTGAAAGATGTTTGGTCGTACCAATCCGCTAACTTATCTAATACTCTAGAAGGTTGATACCATGAATAGCCTGTCACATCTTGTCGATGACTTGTACTCCAACTTAATGATGAATCTTCATTTACATTTGCAGATGCTCTTACTCCGTCTGCTTCTATCACAAAGGGAATCTGAAAGGCACCAGCACCTGTGCCTGTATTAACCCACCCGAATTGAGTATGTAATAAATCTATTGCTGCGGCCGATGCCGTGGTGCTTGTGCCAACTCCGTCTAAGTGAACGCCAGTCCAAGTATTTTTACTTATAAATACCATTTGATTAAAACGATAAGTTTCTTCAGCGGTATTAGAATATGCCATAGAAGGGACCGCTCCCGCGCTGCGAACTCCGTTCACTAAATATTCAGGAACACCGGGTTGCTTCCCAGCATAATATTTATTTGTCCATTTTCCATTAGCATGATAAGATTCAGTTGCATCATCATGAACAAGTTCACCATAAGGATAATGAAATAACTTACCTGTATATGTACGTTTAAGTGTTCCATTAGGGAACGCTGCAACATTAACGGTAGAATCATTACATACAACGCCTCCTATAATTGGGTCGGCTACGATGGTCGCGTCCTCCGCTAAATATAGTCTATGTTCAAGACCTGCTTCAATATCATTCGCGTGTATAGTAAATATTATATCAGTAGAACCACCGTAACCACCGTAACCACGAGGTATAGTATTAGCACCTGTTACAACCCCATGACCTGTTGAAGTTGTAAATGGGTAGGCTGTTCCTGAATAATCTGTACATATAAGACTTGTGCAAGCCCCTCCTGCTATTATTAATGTTAAAATTGAACCGTGTGGGCCGGCCACATAATAAGTACCATTTGTACCATCTGATGTATTAGTAGTTATGGATGCGGACATTTGATAACTTGCTTTGAATTTAGTACCACTAATAAAACCATTTAAGGAATCGGATGTACTTGCACCTCTAAATAATAAATGGGGTGCTTGTCCATTAAATATATTTTGAGTGTTCCCTGAGTTATATCCGGGAGGAGTATAATAATACAATTTAGCGAATCTTGTTGAACTTGAATTAATGCCTGTAATTGATGTAGTATTAGCGGCTCTGTCCATAATAAAATAATAATTAGCATCAGGTGTAGATGGTAAAATGTGAGTATTTGTTGTGTAATTTAATGCACCTGAACCGGGGTCACCACCAAAACCTGTAACTAAAGGCTCTCCATTACTACTGCCACCCGATTCAGGCTGCAATCTCATTTCTAAGAAATCTCCAAGAGCAACCGGATAAGCATTTTCCATAGTAATACTTTCGATTATAGGCGGCCTATTTTCTAAATCAATTTCATTAAAATGCCAATCATATGTTGCTTCTACTAATCTAACTAACCCCATACGTTTTATTTCTTTTGTATTTTTATTAGAAGAATGAATAGGTAAACTATCATAACTGGTATCAGTTTCAATAGTGTTAGGTAATGTTCCATCATATAATTCATGGCCTACTGATGCAGTTTCTTCTACACCCTTACCTTTGTAGATAATAGAATAATTCTTTAAGGTTCTATTTAAATAGCCAATACTGTTAGGTCTTTTAAAACTATCAGGGTATAAGTCACCCATTGAAAATAAATACATATTTTCAGTTAATCTATCATAAGATTCATATTGTGATTTAGACCAAGCATAACGAGTGATATGTTCCCCCGGACCATTCCTTACAGAAACATTAGGATATCTATTTCTCAATCTGTCTTTGGTAATAAACGGCCAAGTTTCAGTAATGGTAGTATCATAACCGATTAAAGAATGCTCATTAGAAAATTTAGTAATATCCCAAAATCTGCTTCCTTGTAGTGGCTCGTAACCCATTCTACTTTCTAATGATGGTTGCTTTTGATATATAAGAGCAGTTCTATTATATTGATTTAGGGGAATCGAAGCCCCAGTATAATCAATCCTTTGAGCCATAGCATATCCTGAAATATTACTTCTAAAACCATACATATAATTAATGTTAGTTCTATGTCTTTCCTCCAACCATACTCTATTAGTGTATTCCTTATTCCATACAATAGCGCCCTTTCCTGATTGTAAAGCACTATATTTCCAAATGAAAGGTCCGTGGTTTAATTCGTGAGAATAGTCAACAGCATTAGTTTGACTGTATGACGCGTCAGCATCAAAAACATATCCGTTATTGGAAAATGTAATAGTAGCATCATCGTCATCTTTTTCTTCGTTTAATAAATGTAAGAAGCCTCCTTGTGACATACCCTGAGTATTTAATAAATATAACCCTTGATTATTAGTCAATCTTGTATCGGAAGTATTAGATGCAATTTTACCTAGCACCACAGGGCATATTGGTGCTAATGTAGTTTGACTTGTTTTGTCTTCTAATTCTTCAATTTTTACAATTCCGAATTCAGTAGTAGAATTAATTGTGTGCACAGTAACATCACTACTTTCAGTATTATTTTTTAGAACAAAACTATGAGGAGGGATTTCATCTACCGTGTCACCTGATAAATTACCAATAGGGTAGCCTGAAGAATATTTACTGTCTATTGATTTTTTAGAGTCTAATTTACTATCTTCAATTCCTGTTAATATATTGATCTCGTGTCCTTCTTTAAAAGATATACCTTTATCAGCACAACCTAATAAACTAGTCGGATATGAAGAATCTAATATATTTGAATTTAGAGATTTACCTGCTATTACTGAATTATTACCAACAAGAACATTTCCTGCCCCATTATAAAACTGAGCAAGAGGGTCATAGGTATTATAAATAGTACGAGAGGTTAGAGTGATAGCAAATCCTGTACCAACGCTTACAATATTATTATGTACACCTGCACCAGAACTAATAGAAACGCTTCCTCCTATCATTGCTGTACTAGATGCTGTACTTGAAACGATACCAACTAATAATGTATACCCTGAACTAGTATCTTTAATAAATAGTGTGTCTCCTCCAACAACCGGAACAGATTGACTACTCGAAGTATGATAAATATATACAGTATTAGTGCCTTTATCAAAATCAGCATAATTCCAATTTGTTTTTGTTGTTACCGAATTGCCCATTGTAGGACTTAATGTGCTATAAATGTATTCTGTACTATGGGTGTAATCTTTATTAATAACACTATCTAATAATTTATGCACATCATCTCTGCCTGTTATTTTGTATTGTAAAGTACCATTTTTAATTTCATCTTCCATGAATTCAATAGTTCCATCGAATAAATTTCTATTGATAATAAAATCTCCCTTTACATAATCATATAAACTTGGAACGTTAACATATGGTGTATTATTTACAATTCTGGTAGTGGGTTGATACAATGAAAAGGAAGTAGTTTGAGGTTTAACCCAATTATTGTTCATATCTCCGTGGTCTAATGGTTCCGCTAATCCTGTGATTTCTTTATCAAGAACAAATAATTCAGTATTGTAAATATCTGTCTTATCGGAAGTTATAGTATTACCATTTTTTGTGATTGTTGAGCCGTCCGATTCTGTATCAATCGTTTGTCCTGTAATAAATTGTTTAAAGTAAGAATTCCACACTCTAGTATAAGCGGTGCCAGCAACGATAGAAGGAATAGTAAAACCTGATAGTGATTGCCAAGTAGTATGTGTAGTTATTGATTTATATTTTACTGGTGTGAATGTTTGCTTATACCCATTATCTCCATCTAAAGCAGGAACATCAAATATTCCATAATATAAATAATCTCCCACTCTAATTTTACCAGCGACATAATTAGTCGAGTTTATTCCATCAGAGACTAATTTCTTTAGATTTTGCTCAGGGCTTAATTCTCTAAACTCGAATGTGTTAGCAACGTTATAGACTTTCCCCGGTAGAACCGCAGAAGGAATACCGTCATAGATACCATCACTAACTCTTTGCTTACTTTTTATATCATTGTAGAGAGATAATTTTCTGTCTATAATTCTATTAGGGTCTGCAATAATCGTTTCGATATAATTACCTGAAGAAGTAATAGATTCAAATAAGTTAATATCTAAAATTTGTGTTAGTTCTTTAGTTTTATCAGGAGTATCTTCATACTCCACTAAGCGTGACACGCCTCTATATGTAGATGGGTTAGTACAGGAAGTAGTAGAATAGTCATCTCTTTTATTATTTAAGAAACACCTATTCCATTCTCCTAAACTGATTAAAGTATCTGTATGATAAGGAAGAGCAAGAGAAGCAGCAGATGAAATCACATATTGCGACATGTTAGGATAATTGTGATATTGTATTAGAGCATCTCTATCTCTTAATTCGTCTACTAGTTCACCAAACTGACCATACATACTTTTATCAGTAATGTAATTACCATAATCAGG